GCAAATACATTTGGATTTGATTGTAGCGGAACTAATACTACGGGAACTGTAGCTTATAGAAAAGCATTAACTTTATTAAGCAATACAGATTATTATGATATCAACATGATATTAACACCTGGATTGTTAGATAGTTTGCACTCGGCAGTTACATCGGAAGTACGATCAATGGCTGAAACACGTCAAGATACTTTTTATGTAATGGATTCAAATGAAATTGCAGATTCTGATATCACAGTTACATCACAAGTAACTACAATTGATAGCAATTATACAGCAACATATTGGCCATGGGTAAGAATTGTAAATCCTTCAAACAATGTTCCATTATGGGTACCACCTTCAGTAGTTGTTCCAGGTGCATTAGCATTTAATGATGCAATTGCAGCTCCATGGTATGCACCTGCAGGTTTGACACGCGGCGGTTTAACATCAGTTTCTGATACATATCAAAACTTATCACAAGCACGTAGAGATACATTATATGAAAACCGAGTAAATCCTATTGCGAACTTCCCTAACGAAGGAGTAGTAATTTGGGGTCAAAAGACACTACAAGCTAGACCAAGTGCATTAGACCGAGTAAATGTGCGTCGTTTACTAATTACGGTTAAGAAATTTATTGCATCTTCAACAAGATACCTAGTATTTGAACAAAATACAAATGCAACTCGCAATAGATTCTTAGCAATTGTTAATCCGTACCTAGAACAAGTACGCGCAGAACAAGGTTTATATGCATTCCGCGTTGTAATGGATGGTACAAATAATACAACGGATCTAATAGATCAAAATATTTTATATGGTCAATTATTTCTACAACCAACAAGAACGGCAGAATTTATTATTTTAGATTTCAATATTCAACCAACGGGAGCATCTTTTCCGGAATAGTTAAAAAAGTTTCAAGTAAAGGTAGGACTTCGGTTCTACCTTTTTTACTGTTATACATATTTATTATAAAAATATATTGAGGATACAAAATGGCATTGCAAGATCAAGTTAATCCAAATTTGGAAGATTTAGGTGGCGAAAGTGTATTTTGGGCCAACGCATATAGTTGGGAGCCAAAACACCAGAATCATTTTATTATGCAAATTAACGGAATTCCGGCTTATTTAATTAAAACTACAGATAAACCTACTATTTCAAACGGAGAAATGGCATTAGATCATATCAACGTTAAAAGATACGTAAAAGGTAAATCAGAATGGAATACTATTACTGTAACATTATATGATCCAATTGTTCCATCAGGAGCACAGGCAGTAATGGAATGGGTTAGATTGCATCATGAATCTGCAACAGGTAGAGATGGTTATTCATCATTCTATAAAAAAGAAATACGTTTACAACAACTTTCTCCATTAGGTGAAGTTATTGAAGAATGGATTTTACATGGGGCTTTTATTACTGAAGCAGGATTTGGAAGTTTAGATTGGGGTTCGGGTGATGCAGCTGTCGAAATTTCAGTGACATTGAGATATGATTGGGCATTTTTAAATTTCTAAAATCATTTTATATTGGGGGCAAAAGCCCCCATTTTTTATGTTTATACATATTTATATTAAAGTTATAAGGAAATCAAATGAGTAGAACAACAGACAGACTTAATTCACAAAATCTTATCAATTTAGCACGAGAAGCATATGATATGCAACAACGTTCTCAATTGCCATCAATTGTAATTGAATTACCTAGTAAAGGAAAAACATATCCACAAACGCATCTATTGAGCGATGGCGTTGTAGAAATGCGATATCCGACGGCATATGATGAAGACATATTAACTAATTCTTCGTATATCAAACAAGGCATTGTTATTGATAGATTGATTGAATCGTTATGTGTAACTAAATTTGATTTAGATGATTTAATTGTTGCGGATAAAGAAAAATTAATTTTATCTGCCCGAATATTAGCATATGGCCCGGAATATCCTGTCGTAGTTAAAGATCCTAAAACAAAAAATGATTTGAACCGGGTAGTCGATTTACATAAGATTGTGGCTTCGGAAATAACATTAGAGACAGACGAAAATGGTGAATTTGATTATCAAGTAAATGAAACTACTAAATTAAAATTTATAATTCCAACGGTTGCAATACTAAATAATTTATCAGATGATCATGCAATTACAGATTTATTAACTGGTGTTATACGAGAAGTTGATGGGAATCGTGATAAAGAATCTATTAAAACATTTATACGATATAACTTTTTATCAGAGCATTCAAAACAGTTTAGAATGCATATTACAGAACATACACCTAAACTAAATACTTCATACGAGTTTGAAGGTGAAACAGGAGGCACCTTTACAGCCGGGTTTCAATTTGGACCGGACCTTTTTTGGTCTTGAACCTAAAGATCGTTTAGAAATTCATCAATTGATATTTGATATGATATGGTGGGGTGCTGGTCGATGGGACTGGAATACTATTTATAATATGCCAATATTTTTACGAACTTTTTGGATCAAACAGTTAAATGAAAAATTGACTCCTCCAGAACCAAAACCCGCAGAAAAACCTAAGAATCAAGATAAAGTTGCAAGACCACCTCAATTTGCTACAAAACCTAAAACGTAAATATTTATACGTATATGAATAACATGTTAGACATACAACGTTTAAAGCAGCAATTTAGACATGGCGTAACTCCTCCAGGTCCACCACCTGATCCGGCGGATATGGGTGCAATAAATGCATTAGCTACAGGTATTGCTGGCTTAGGCGGAGCTATGAAATCGATAATAGATCCTCAAAATTTACTAATTCAAGGAACCGGACGTTTAATAAACATAACACAAACTTTAGTTGCAACATATGTAAATGCTGCAAAAGAAATGTTATGGTTAGAAAAACGAAATGATGAATTAAATAAAACATTTGGATTAACAATTCGCCAAGCTGGAAATTATGGTGCAGAACTAGATAATTTATCTGTTGGATTTAAAAAAGGCGGAGACGCATTACGAGGATATGCAGTAAATTTAAAAACAGTAATTGGAAACTATAAATTAGCTGGAACATATTCTAAAATGACTTCAACTCTAGCTACACAATTATTACGTACTCAAGAAATTATTACTGACAGTTTACAATTATCTGCAGAACAAGCAGCAAATTTTGAACTTTATTCGGCAGGGGCTGGCAAAGCTGGTACTGATTATTTGGTAACTACGAATGCAATTGCTAAAGATTTAGAAGTAATGACCGGACAGCAAGGTCTATTCAAAGAAATTACCGGTGATATTGCAGATTTATCAGCCGATCTTCAAATACAATATTCTAGAATTCCAGGAACATTAGAAGTTGCAACAGTTAAATCAAAAGCCCTAGGACTATCGGTAGACAAATTAAACGCTGCTGGTAAAAATTTATTAAATATTGAATCGTCAATTGGTCAAGAATTAGAATATCAATTATTAAGCGGTCGCAGATTAGTCAATCAACAAGGTAAAAGTTTAACTAATGAATTTAGAGTTGCTCAACTTCGAGGTGATGCATCTAAACAAGCTGATTTGATGAATCAAATATTAGAACAAGAAGGTGAAACTTTAGAAAATAACTTGTTTGCTCGAGAACAAATGTCGCAACTTTTAGGAATGGATGAAGCAGTGTTAGCTCGTTCATTGCAAAAAAAGAAAATTTTAGAAAAAATTGGGGGCGAAGCATTATTTGATTTGTCTGGAAAAGAACTTTTTGAAGCAGCAAAAGGTTTAGGCACTAGTGCTGATGATTTAAAGGCGCTAGCAGAATCAGAAGATACTAGATCTACCGAAAAAATATTAATGGATATTGAAGACAAACTTATAACACAGGGTGTTAGAATCAATATTGGTGCTGGCCAAGGTGATATAACTGCAGATTTATCTAAACAAATGCAAACTAATGCAAGTAATATTAGTCAATTCATTAATGCAACAGGCCCGGGTTTAGCAACAGCTGTTGGAGCAATAACTACAGTAAGTACAATTGCTACCGGTATAACAGCGATTGCTGGTGAATTAGGAACTGCATTTGCAGCCGGCGGATGGAAAGGTGTTATTGCAAAAATGGGAGATCTAATTGGCGGCTCTGGAGCTTTAGGATCAAGCAATGCCCCGATGCCTATAGGCACATCTACTGGATTAACGATGCCAGTATCCAGATCTATGGGTGGCCCAGTTGCAACAGCAAAACCATATTTTGTTGGTGAGGTTGGCCCCGAAT